ACTTAATTAATAGTAAAAAGCTAAAACTTATTAGTCTAACACAAACACTTATAATAACAGAGAAAAATGCAGAAAACTTATTTTAATCTTAGCGAAATACGAAAAAAAGCAAGACAAGATCAGGCTGCTATATTAATCTTGACACTTGCTCAAACAAAATTGTATAATCCTTATACAACTACAGGTTTAATGAAGTCTCTTAAAATCAATCATGTTCCACCTTTTTTATTAATAAACGGAACACTTGAGCAAAGAAGAACATTAAAATGTAACTACAAGACACGAGAGCCAATGAGTTATTTTAAAAATCCCTGGTTCTTAACTCAAAATGTTAGTACAAAAGATAAAATTGATTATTTACAACTGCTTTCTATGAGAAGGATTAGTGAAGACGTAGACTACATACCGCAAGACTATGTTGCAGCTCAAATCACTAATCCGTTTATAGAATGTAAAGATGATAAAATATATTTTACACAAGAGTCCTCGGTTTCGAGGAAATCCTACACTTAAGAACCAACGTTCAACAAAGGAGAAACACTATGGTCTCATGGGATCAAGCCAAAGGTAAACAAGCCTCTGGAAACGGGAACAAACTAAGAGAAATTGAAAGACTATCTTTAGGTATCGGAGATACAAAAGTAAGATTGGTCGGAGAAGTTATGCCTAGATATTGTTATTGGGTAGTAACTACAGAAGGCAAAAAAATGCCTGTTGAGTGTCTACAATTTAACAGACAAACTGAATCATTTGATAATTCAGCACAAGACCCGTTCAAAGAAATTGATGAAGCAATTTTTGCGGATAAACCTCAATTCTCATACGTATGTAATGTAATAGATAGAGCTGATGGAAAAATAAAACTATTTGATCTACGTTCAACAATATACTCTCAAATTGTAGATTATGCTACAAATCCTGATTATGGTAACCCTGCAGGAGATGATGACGGTTATGACATTACTATTAAAAAAGAAAAGACAGGACCTCTTCCACAAAACGTAAAATATTCTTGCCTTCCTGCACGCAATAATTCACCTCTAAAAGATGACGAAAAAGCTCTAGAACTTTACGATCTAAGCAAAATCTATAAGCGTCAAACATATGAAGAGCAAAAAGAGTGGTTAATGAAAAACACATCTTACTTTGCTGGAGATGTCTCTGATGAGTTCAAACCAGCAGAAGATGTGGATGATTTGGCATGAAGAAAACTCTCTCAGAACTAGCATCTGCAAACTCAGAAACTAAAACTTCTGAAAATAAGTTTGGTGCGTTTAAATCAGTAGAGGGAGACAAAGCAGTCATTGATCTTAATGAGTTAAGAAAGCATAACGTATTTTTTGCAACGCCGTGTTATGGTGGAGTACTTACTGATCAATACTTTTTAAGCATGTTTAGAATGTCACAAGCATTTATGCAGCATGGAATCAACTTTAGGATTACAACGCTACGTAATGAGTCTCTCATAACTCGTGCTAGAAATATACTAACAGCTATGTTTTTAGAAAGTGAGTGTACACATTTAATGTTTATTGATGCTGATATCGAGTTTCAAGCAGAAGATGTAATGAGAGCACTTGCATATGATAAAGATATCATGGCTGCTGCTTACCCTAAAAAAGCACTCCCAATACAGTACGCTATAAACTTTAAGTTTCTTAATCCAGACACTAAACAAATTCGTGTTGAAAATGGAGCAATTGAAGTTCTTGATGCATCAACAGGTTTCTTTTTAATTAAAAGAAAAGTAATCGAAAAAATGATGCAAGCACATCCAGATCTTCATTATCGTAATGATTCTAATATAGATCCAAAGTTTAATAAATACTGTTATGCATTATTTGATACTATTTTAGATCCTGATGATAATCGTTATCTTTCAGAAGACTATACTTTCTGTAGAAGATGGCAAAAACTTGGGGGAGAAATATGGTTAGATCCTAATACTAAACTTAACCACGTTGGAGCATACACCTTTGAAGGTGATGTTTCTAAAATAATAAATCGTGGTTAAAGTTGTTAAATTAGAATATAACAACCCTGCATTTCAAGCAGAGGTTGAGTGGGATATAACTCAGCGTTGTAACTATAATTGTAGTTATTGTGCAAGTTATAGCACCACTCAACCTTTTTATTTTAGACCTTTAGAAGAGTATATATCTTCTTTTGAGTATTTAAGATCTTATTTTGGAAATAAAAGAATAAGATTAACTTTTTTAGGGGGCGAGCCTACTCTATATAAGCTATGGCCTGAGTTAATTAATTGGTTACATGAAAATAATTTTGTGCCGCACCTAACAACTAATTTATCTGTTCCTGTTGAAAGATATATCCATAGATTAGCTAATATCACACCCTTCATATCAGCAAGTTTTCACCCAGAATACGCAGATAAGACAGAGTTTATAAGAAACATTATAGCACTGAAACATAAAAACTTACTAGTAGGCGTTAATGTATTAGGTCTTAAAGAAAGTTGGGATTACTGTGTACAAGTTTTTAATGAATTAAATAAAATTACACACACAGGAATGACTAGAATAAAAAATGAATTTACAAATACTCTTAGTATTGCAAATGATTTCATAGAATACACAAGTGATCAAGAAAAATATTTTAGTAAAAAAGATCAAACAGATGAGTTTATGACCGTAACTCTTGATAATGAAGAAATAATACATCCATCAATTAATGCTATAAGATCTTCAAGCATGAGAAACTTTAAAGGTATGAATTGTGAAATAGGGCAAACGAGGATTCATATCAAGCCTAATGGGGATGTCTATCCTAGTGCTTGTATGTTAAACTATCCTAAAGCTGTCATGGGAAATATTTATAAAAAGAATATAAAGAAAGTAACTAAAGAAGTTATATGTCCTTACGTAATGTGCGCCTGCGGTCCTGATATAAGAATAAAAAAGACACAAATATGACGTACTACTAAAACTGCGGAACTACGTTCCACGCTGCGGCACTCCGTGCCGGCGCTAACAAACATATGTTCAAGCCTTGTTCAATAGCTATTCACCTACGGTGTAACTCTGTTCACTAGCTACAAACTAAATTAGCATACTTTTTGGAAAGGTGCAATGAGTAAAATTTCACTATCAGAGATATACAATAACGGATTGAATAAAGAAATAGCTGGAAATAATGATAAAGGCTCTATTCATTCTTACATCATGATATATGAAAAACTGCTATCTAGCTATCGCAGCTGTGCTTCAAAGTTTTTAGAAATTGGAGTAGCACAAGGCTATTCACTTCGTATGTGGAATGAGTATTTTAATGATCGATGTGAAGTAAAAGGAATTGATATCTCTAAAGCAAAGTTATGCGATAACTCTTTAGATGTAACTTTAGGAGACTCAAAAGATGCTATTTTGTGGCTTGATTGGGATAATTTTGATGTTATTATAGACGATGGAGATCATAATTCAGAAGCACAAATGCAGACAGCTGAGATCTGGTTGCCTAAGATTACTGATACAGGAATTTATATAATTGAAGATGTTTCTTATTTGCATACCGATCTTTTAAAACAACTAATCGCTAAAACTGGTAAAACAGATTGGACGGTTGACGTATTTGACATGAGAGAACTAAAAAGTAGAGCTGACAACGTGATGGTGGTAATAACTAAAAATGGTGTGAGTTATGAAAATTGAAGCATGAAAACAATAAGCTTAATACAACCTAATTTTCAAATGAACAAATTCGGTACTAGATTTTTCATTCCCTATTCTGCTGGAACAATTTGGGCATATCTAAAGAGCAACACTAGCGACGTTGAACTAAACCGTTTAGTTTTTATGCGTGAGCCGCTAGAAGAGTTAGCACAAACAATATGTAACGATACCTTAGTAGGTTTTTCATCCTATATCTGGAATCGTGAATACAATCTTGCTTTAGCTAAAAGGCTAAAAGAACTCAATCCTAATATTATTATAGTCTTTGGAGGTCCAGAGATGGAAATTTTAGACTTTGAGTTTTTTAGTAAATTTCCAATGATCGATATTCATGTGCTTAATGAGGGTGAGCTTACATTTAACGCGATATTAAACAATATAGATAATTGGGATGAAGTACCAAATATTATATATAATAGTAAGGGTAAAACTATTGCAACAAAAGCAGCCTCCAGAATTATGAATTTAGAGCAGATCCCATCACCTTATTTAACTGGAGTATTTGATGATATTTTGAAAAAATACCCTGAGTATACTTTTGCTGCTGTTTTAGAAACTAATCGTGGTTGCCCGTATCAATGCACCTTTTGTGATTGGGGATCTCTCACATACAGTAAAATAAGAAAGTTTCCACTTGAACGTGTATTTGCAGAACTTGAGTGGATATTTAATACTAGAAAAATAGATGAAATTGCACTAGCTGATGCTAACTTTGGTATATTTGTAGATCGTGATGAACAAATTGTAGATAATTTACGAAATAGCAAAAAGCAGTGATATGAACATTGTTGTTGAATTAATACTAGGACTACCCTCAGAAACACTAGAAAGCTTTAAACAAAGTTATTATGATCTATTTGATATCTCTCCTGAGATAACAATACAACAACACACTCTTGCAGGTTTAAATAATGCAGAGCTTACATTAACAGGCCAAGGAGGAGTTAAATGGTCTGTGCAAGACTATGTTATAAACGAAGACTATGAAGGTGTAAGAGAAAAAATAAAAATAGTACATAGTACTGATACAATGACTAATGACGATATTATCAAAGCTAATATATTTGCTAATATGATGATAGCTTTTCATTTTGGTGGGGTATCTAATATAGTATCAATCTATGCAAACAAACAAGGCATATCATACGCACAGTTTTATAATGGATTTTATAAGTTTTTAGAAACTGATAATTATATTTCTAAATATAATAAAGAAGTAAAAAGTTGGTATAAGCTGTGGTATAAAACAGGAAAATGTCATCACAATCCTGTGCAAGAAGTGCTATTTGGATCAAACAATGATAAATATCATCTTTTAATAAAAATGCATTTTGAAGATCTTATAGATTACTTACTAAACTTAGTACAACAATATATAAAGTTTTTAGGCATCTATAACAAAGATATTATGAATATACAAAAATTAATACCAATTAGGTTTAAAAAACAAAACGATTATCCTATTAATTTAAAGTATAATAATAAAA